GAAAACGTCGGCGATATCCGCTGGATTGACGGCGGCGCCGATCTGGCGGAAGCCGTTCAATTTCTGGCTGGGATCGAGGACCGAGCGGAAGGCGAAGTGACCGTCGAGTATATGGGCCTTGGCGATCTGAAAGCAGGGGTCTGACATGGGACTCGGCCGGGGAAGTTCGGAAGAACGGATAATGTATGATCACCACACGGATCGTCATCCGATCCGCGTCCGTCATGGAAAGACCCTTCGCGCTCAGCCCCGGCGATTCCTCGCCGCCCCCGCGCTCTACTCGGGGAAATGGACCGGCGCGGATATGAAAGCGATCCGACACGAGCATGGCGTCGGCCGCCCACCCAAGGAGAGAAGGAAATGAAGGAAATCAAGGCGCATGCTCATAAGGTGCATAAGGCCCGTCACGCCCACCTTGGATTGCAGAGCACCACGCAACATTCCGGTTTCGCCTCGGGCGGCGCCCAACATCCCCATAAAGGACACTCGGCGGCCGACGAACGCGCCGACACCGCCCTTGTGCATAGCCTGGTCAAGCCCGACGCGTTGAAGCGCGCCTCGGGGGGCCGCGCTCATAAGGGGAAAAGCGGGACCCATGTCAATATCATGGTAGGCCGTCCCGGTGGAGACACCGGACCTGGCGCGGCTGGCCCCATGCCCATGATCCCCCCAGGCGGCGGGGCCGGTCCTATGCCCATGCCCCCGCCTGCTATGGCCGGTCGGGGGCCAATGCCCCCAATGGGCGCGGGCGGCCCGCCTCCTGGCGGGATCGGCGGCGCGCCGGTTCTACCACCGCGCAAACATGGCGGTCGCGCAAAGCACCGTTAATTTAATGAAAAGGCCGAGAAGTGAGACGAATAACCCTAGATTTTGACGGAGTCATTCACGCCTACACGTCGCCGTGGTCGGGCGCAGACGTTGTTAGCGACGGAGTTGTGCCCGGCGCTATCGACGCTATCAAAGAATACCAAGACGCCGGGTATTACGTATCCGTCTATTCAAGCCGGTCCCACCAATTCGGCGGCATAGCCGCCATGAGACAGGCTCTTTATAGCTGGATTATCGACCATTACGGCGACGACACGGCGACCGCGAACCGCGTATACACGGAATTGGAATGGCCGACAGAAGTTCTTCCATCCATAATCTATGTAAACGACCGTGGTTTTGTTTTCTCCGGGGAGTTTCCTTCAATCGAATTCTTAAAAGAATTCAAACCGTGGAATAAGAAATAATGCAGGTATCGTATTGGGACGCCCGCGTTGCTAGGGAGATTGTTAAAGCTTTGGCGTCTCGCCGTACAGAGCTTATCGATCAACTGGCCGTTGGCGTCTCATACGATATTTATAATCAGCAAGTCGGACGCGTCGGCGGTCTGGAAGAGGCGATACAGATCGTGGGCGCGGTTTTAGAGAAACTGGGTCCAGAAAATGAGTGACTACTTTTCGACGGCGTCCTTTTTTAAGGCCGACGTCATCCGCGCCCTTGCGGCTGCGGACGATCAGAAGAAAGCGATCTGGGAAGTTATTGGAGACTCCCTTGATCATATCAAGCTGACCGGCGCTAAGTTCATTATGGCCGTGTATATCAGCCGTGAAACGTCGCGGGGCGGGATCATTAAGCCCGATCAGACGCTCAAGGAAGATATATTTCAGAGCAAAGTTGGGCTTATACTCAAAGCTGGCCCCGACGCTTTCCGCTTTAAGGGAGCTTACAGTTGGGTCCAGCCCTATGATTATGAGCAAAGGGCGATAGATTACCTCAGTGAACTTTCGGAAACACCTGCATCCGATAGCGCGGTGAACGGGCAAACTTATGTCCGCCACGCTCGAATCGCGCACGAATACAAATGCCGGGTCTCTGAATTCACTCCAAAGGTCGGCGACTGGGTCCAGCATTTCCCCAGTGACACCCGGCTTTTTGGGCTGCGCGGCGTCGCTTGCCGCCTGGCGGCCGACACCCAGGCCGAATTCATTCTCGAAAAACCAGAAGACATTATTTAAGAGGCCGCTATGTCCCGGAGGAAACCCGAGAAGGCTGCGGATCAACTTGACGCCGTGGCGAACAAAACGCCTACAGAAGATATCGAAATCATTGTAGACGACGAGAACGACGGAAATGACAACTTAGAGCAAGGGGCCGGGGACCGGGACGAAGGGACCGGGGACCAGGATAGGGACCAGGATCAGGGGGACGGGGACCACGAAGACGATCCGTTGACGGTCCTTAAGGCCCAACACGAAGCCCACAAGGTCGAGCTGGAGCAGGAAAAGCGCCAGCGGGCCGAGGCCGAGGCCCGCGCCCGAGACGCTGAGAACCGCGCCCAAGTCAACGCCGACACCGCTCGCAACGCTACCGACGTTGCCCTGGAAAACGCGCTGATCGTCACCCGGCAGAATATCCAGAACGCGACGGCGGCTATTGCGGATGCAGCTCGCCGCAACGATTGGGACGCCTACGGACGCGCGAACGCCGAGTTGGCGCAGAACAACGCCTACCTTACGGACTTGAATAATAAAAAGTCCGAATTTGAAGCTGCTCCTAAGACCCAAAGATCAAACAACGACGGGATAGAGCAGTATATATCGCAAAGAAGCCCAGAAACTCAGCGGTGGTTGCGCGCCCATTACGACGACGTTTTTCTAAATCCTCAGAAAAGCGCCCTGGCGCAAGCGGCTCATAACCTTGCTGTCGCTAAAGGAACGATACCAGACTCACCTGAGTATTTTGACTTTATTGACGGCCAAATGGGATACAAAAACGTGGACAGCAGGACCCCGCCCCTGGCGAAGCCAAAGAACGGCGCCCCGGCTGCGCCAGCGTCGCGGACCACGTTTGGGTCCCCGCCCTCCACCAAAACCCAGGTGCGCCTCTCGGTCAAACAACGGGAGTACGCAGAATCACTTAGGCCAGACTTGCCCGCCGCCGAGGCGTGGAAGGTCTACGCGGCTGGGGTCGCTGAAATCAATACGGGAAATTCCCACTTGCAATGGTCAAAGGATAGATACAAATGACCGAACCCCGCAAGCCAGGTCGGCCGCCTAAAGGCCCCGGTTGGACCGCCAATGACATTATAAAGGATCGCCGGGACCGGCGAGAAGCTATCGCCGCGAAATACGCGGCCCCCGATCCCGATTCAGGCCCCGCGCCGTTTGAGCCCGTCTACGACGAGCCCGAGCAGCTAGAGCTGCCGTTCGGCGACGCCGAGTTCAAGCTGAGGCCCCCTGCCCCCGATCCCGCGCCCGCCGCCGATCCGCAGATCGCCGAGCTGCTCGCGTTCGTCAAAGGAATTGCGGCGAAACAAGAGGACCAGGATAAGCGCCTGGCTCAACTCGCCAAGCGCCCGATAAAATATGAACGGCCTGGCGCGCGAGCCACGGCCCGCGCCGAGGGCGACGACGCGGTCTATGATCGACAGGGAAATATCGTCACCAGGCGCGCCCAGCGATCCCTGGACCCGTTCGAGCTTCCCGAAGAATTCATGATCGCCGAGCGCGCCGACGACTATACAGCCGAGTGGAAGTCATATCGCGTTCTGAATATGGACATGGACGCGTATATAAACGACCTGTACAACGACGGTTGGGCGCCCGTTAAAAGCTCTAGAATTCCTGGAAGGTATGGTGGATCGGAAGACGAACCGATTGTTCACCAGGGAATGATGCTCATGGAACGCCCCGCTGGACTGACTCGCATGGCGCGTCGTGAACAAGAAATGGCGTCTCGCGAGCAGGTCAACAGTCGAAAACGCGACTGGGGCGTAGACGAGCGCAGAAAGCGTGTTTTTGATCCCGAGGGCAGGTTTAGCGAGAACTTGAACCGGATCAGATCAACGGTCGAACAGGCCCCTGATTTTTCATATCCACAACACGATATTGCATCCGCAGACGAGTTGTGATCAACTGTTTCAGTGGGCGCAGCATAACGCCGCGCCCCTGATATTTGCGGTTTCTCCCGAGCTGGGAGAATAAAGACCGCCTTACCTGAGATTGAGCAGTTCCGCCCCCGCGCCGGGGTGCGTCGAGAGCCGATCCAGTCAAACAATCCAACGGATTTATTATGGCAAACACGAACGCACCGTTCGGGTTGCGTCCACTGGGTATATATGGCGCGGCGCAGCCTACTATGCAGCTTGGGACCGGCAAGACCGCTCAAGCATTGGGCCATGCCATTTATCGTGGCGACCCGCTTATTCGTCTCAGTTCTGGATATCTTGACTATTGGGTAAACGGCCAGCCAGCCAGTTACCTTGTCGGTATCTTTTGGGGAGCGAAATACCTTTCAACAGCCTTTGGCCGAACCGTCGTTCAGCAGTTTTTGCCGACGACTGACTTGGCCTCAGACGCGACGATTTACTACATCCCCTGCGACAACTTCCCGAATCCTCTCTTTGCCGTTCAGGCGAACAGCGCCACGACCGCTATAGCCTTTAGCGACGTGGGAAAGAACGCGGACATTGTTCTGGGAACGGGGTCGATCAAAGGGGCTTACGGCCTTTCCGGCGCGACGCTCGGCGTCCCCACCACCACCGCGACGCTGCCTTTCCGCGTCGTCGGACTTCTTTCTGATTATTTCCCAGCGGGTACGCCAGGAACGGACAACACAACTCCGTATAATATCGGGGTAGTGACTCCTAATACTGCGCAAATGACCGGCTTGTAATAGGAGGTAGCGCGCTATGGCAATTAATTTAGCCGCAGAACGTGACCTTCTTCTGCCAGGTCTCGCTGCGATTACTGGGCAATATCGTCAGATAGAGCCTCAGTGGAAAAGAGTGTTCCGCACTATTCATTCGAAAATGCAAATCGAACGAACAGTGCAGGCTCGTTATATGTCTTTGGCCGCCATGAAGGATGAAGGCGCGCAAACGTTGTTTGATAACAACGCTGGCGAACGCTGGATATACAACATGGAGCCACAAGAGACAGGTCTTGGATACGCGATTACTCGCAAAGCCATAGACGATAACTTGTATAAGTCTGACTTTAATCCAATGAACCTTGGTTTGGCCAAGTCGTTCGCGGATTATTGGGAGATTATTGCTGCTAATATCTTCAACACTGCGGGAACATATCAGGCTTCTCTCGGCGGCGACGGCGTCGGTCTTCTCAGCAACGTTCACCCGTTGACTGAAACCTCCCCGTTTGTCGGCGGAACCTGGTCCAATCGCCCCGCTGTGGACGTGGACCTGAACGAAGCCACGCTGATCAGCGGCATGAAGGCGGTTCGCTCCGGTTTCGTGAATGAAGCTGGTTTGAAGATTAGAGCGCGAGCAAAACTGTTGCTTGTCCCGATCAACCTGGAAGACGTTGCGATCCGCCTAACAAAGACGGACCTTCGGCCGGGGACCATGGACAACGACATTAACGCTATTCACCATACCTCGGGTGGTATTCGGGAATACGAAGTGTTCGACTACTTTACGTCGAACTACGCGTGGTTCTTGAAGACAGACGTAGAAGGTCTAATCCATATCGATCGTATCCCGTTCGAGTTGGATATGCACGTTGACTTCATGACCGACAACCTGTTGGTCAAAGGATATCAGCGCGCTGGCTTTTTCTACAACGACCCCCGTTGTTTGTATGGATCGTTGCCAACGTCTTAATGGGGGGCTAGCACAATGACTGTAAGCGCTACAGCCGGACCCATTATTGTTTTTGGGAACGAAGCGACCCCGCCCGGAACGCCCGCGCGCGGGGGACAGCTTAACCCAGACGCGGGGCCTTCGCTGTTCTACGCGGGATCGGGGATTCTTGATCCCCGCGCCGCGTATACATATTACCCCGGCCAGTCGCCGGACTCGCCTACTGTGCTCGGTTTTCAGAGCGCCGACATTATCGCGATTGACGCGGCCCCCTTGGCTTTGGGCGCCGCGACTATCGCGGCGTCTCAGCTCGTGGTGACAGGAACCGCTATGACGCTCGCCAGCGTCACGGCGGGCGATATCACCGTGGCCGACCCAGTTCGTAACGCCGTAACGGGCGCTCTAACGACTGCCCTTCGGATCGGCCCCCGGCCTGTTGGCCTATCGGCTGGTTCGTCGTCTTACGCTGACATTTGGGACCCGGCGACGACTTACAGTCGTGGCGTATCCATTACATCCGTCACTACAACGCTTGCCGCTGTGACGTTTACAGTCTCAGGTTACGATAGTTATGGTTATCCGCAGACGGAGGCTATAACCGGCCCTGGCGCTGGATTGACAGTTGTTGGCAAGAAAACCTGGAAATGGATCGCTTCGGTTACTCCGAATGCTTCCCCAGGCGTCAATGCGACTGTTGGAACGGCCGACCTTTTTGGCTTCCCTGTCCGGGTTGCTTCCTTCCCTTACGTCACTGTGTATTGGAATGGAGCTATTCAGGCGACCGGCACAATTCTTCCGGCCGACGCCACAACCCCGGCGACAAGCGCAACCGGCGACGTGCGCGGCACGTTCGCGGCTTCCCCCGCGTCAAACGGAACGATCCGGCTTGTCGTCTTTGTGACGATTCCGGTCGCCGGTATGGCCGTCACCACCAACGCCGCTCTGGTGAGCGGAATGTTTGGCGTAACGCCAGCTTAAGGAGGCGTCAAATGGCGCAAGAGCACGAGAAGAACGAATCCGAGGGCGGGCGTCGCAAACACCATTTCGCCCAGCACAAAAAGCATGGCGGCCACGTCAAGAAAGCGGACGGCGGCGGCTTGAGCCACGAAAAGCCCGAAAAGGCTGACGGAAACCCGTTTGTCGTCAAGGAAGCCGAGAAAGAGAAATCAATCGGCAAGATTGGCGGCGTGAAAGGGAAAAAGCGCCTGGACCGCAAGTGCGGGGGCCGAGCCACAGGCGGTGGAGCGGACACAAGCCCGTATTCCAGCGCCGGGAGGTCTCTTAGGCACAAACATGGCGGGTCCTGCCATTAACCGGGCGGATGGCGGCGGCAATTGGATCGCCGGGGCGATAAAGCACCCCGGCGCCCTCCACCGCGCGCTGAAAGTCCCGGTCGGCGAGAAGATACCGGCGAAAAAGTTGGCGAAGGCTGCACATTCGGATAATCCGACCATGCGCCGCCGAGCCAATCTCGCAAAGACTTTGAAAGGTCTTCACAAGTGAGCCGCGCAATACGTGTTACGGTTGGGCCTTTAGCAGCGGCGGTTGCGAATAATATCGCTCTGTCGCAGACGCCGCTTGCTGCCGGAAACCTTACGTTGAACGGCGCTCTTGTGGTGGGCGGCGTGGCCACTCTGGACCGGCCACGTCGCGTCATTGTCACTTCAGCCGGTAACGACAGCACGGTTACTTTCACGGCTTATGGCACGGATAATAGCGGCGAGGCCCTTGTGGCGAGCGTCGCGGGCGCGGCTATCGGGGCCGCCGACTTCGGCGTGTCGTTCGCGACAATCACCCGGATCGCGACTTCGGCGGCGACCGCTGGCGCCGTCACGGTTGGAACTAACGGCGTCGCCGACAGCCGCCCGATCAGTCTGGACCCATGGGGCTTCGCGCCGTGCGCGCTGCAAGTCGTTGTAAGCGGAACAGTCAACTATACCGTTCAACAGTCCATGGATAACCCAAATAGACCGTTGGGTAACGGGACCGTTGTTGGTTTAAGCGGAATGACTTGGTCAAATAGCGCTGACACTGGCGTCGTTGGCGTGGCGACTACAGCTATGAGCGGCTTCGCTTACGCCCCTCTATTCGTCAAACTTGTTCTTAATTCAGGGACAGGTTCAGCAATATTGACCATTGTTCAGCACGCGTCACCGTCGATTTAATGGTGTGTTTCTATAGGAGACAACCTTGTTTACCATACGAACTGCCGAAATCTCCGAGCACGCTGGTATTGTTTCTGACGGTTTTATGCGCGGATATGTTGGAGATAACACGCCGTCTACGGCGGTGTACACGAGCATTGAAGGCCCCGAGACAATTGGGGCGTTCAATCTAGACCTTGCGGGCGGAAGCGTTGACTTTACGGATTATCATGTCGAAGCGATTTCGGGCGTCCCGAATTCGTTTCTTCCGTGGGGATCAAACGCCACTTTCAGCATTGGTGATTGTCTTTATGTATCGTCCGCCGAGCCCGTAACCCAGGCGCGGTTCACGATAGATACGGGCGCGGCCTGGGTCAGTTCTTTCCCAGGCGCTCTTGATCAATTGCTTATCCGAGATTCGACTGACGGTCTGACGCCAAATCGAACGCTGGTTGTCTCCGGGGATACAAGCAACGGTTTCCGAAATACGGGGACCGTCACTGTTGATTTTGCGCCGGGGCCAGTTCCGTCCCCTGCCCTCCCCCGCGCCGTCTGGACCCCTGTACCTGGTCTGATCGCCCCGGCGCAGTGGATCTGCATATCGCCGAACGGCTATGTGTCGTCAACAGTTTCTCCAAAAATGTCTATGACATACCTGTTGGGTAACACAAACGATCATGTAAACGTTACGGCTATTTTCAACGCCCCTATGTCAAACGGGACGTTTGCGTCGTTTCCTAACGTTGTTTATTACCCTGGCTCTGAAATGATATTTTCATTCTCAGCGCCGGCGCCGGGCATGGATATTGAAGTTCACCAGAAATCGGCGAACTATTACACATATGTCCTGGAATATTACTCAACGTCTGGGATTTGGAAGCCGTTTCAGAACGTCGTTGATCCCAGCGATTGGATGAAGAATGGCCCCGCGACGTTGGGCGTGAACCCACCCGTGCTTTACCACCTCCGGTGGCAACTCCCGGCCGATTGGGACCTCATGCCCCTGACGATCCCCACGGACCCAGGGCCGACCACAACCATAACCGGCGCGCATATGCGCAGCCGGATCGTAACGGTTCTCAATGTCGGCCCGACCCAGCCGCCGTTGGCGCGGGCGCGCGGCCGATCCCTGGATAATGCGGGGGGCGTCATGCACCTGGCGCAAGGGATTTACAGCGCGCTGACCTTCACCGCGACCGTCCCAGCAATTTCAGACACGACCGTTCAGTTCTTTGGGGGAATATCTCACGCGGGGTCCATGGTTGTGTTCCCGTCTGCGACGTATACGAGCAGCACAACCGCGCTTCAAAGACTGATTTTCACACCACAACTCACGATCAATGCTGGTGAAGCCCTCTACATTACTTGGAATGGCGGGGACAAACTCCAAGACGTTGAAATGGTTTTGGAATAATAGGGGGCTGATATGAGAGTCGGTTATTCACCAGTCCACCGTATGACTGCGGCTGAATTTGCGGCGGGCGCAGGCCTGACCGTTCGCGGCGGCTTTATCGAGCTCGTTGACGCCAACGGCCAGCCGACCGGCGTCATTTATGCCGCTGGTCCAGCCGGGACCCAACCAACGCCAATCGTCAGCGGCGAGTATAGACTGGCTGGCGAGGCTATAGACCCATTTAACGTCGTATACGACGTAGACGGTGTTACGTGTCGCCTGGCGTCTTCTGCAACAACGTCAACCGTTGAGCAGGTTTTAGGCGTTTCTACACACGCTGCAACGACTGGGCAGACTGTTCAGATACTTCGTTCTGGCGTGTTCCAAGGATATACCGGGTTTAGCGGCGGGTTACTTTTCCTTGGTTTGGCTGGGGTTGTCACGCATACCCCAGCAACTTCCGGTGTCCACCTTCAGATCGGGAACGCAATTAACGACCACCTTTCCGATTTCGACATTAAGACACCTATCTATTTGTAAGGAGAATAACTATGGCTGCGGGTAAGTATATTAATCTTGTTACTGGCGTCCTGACCCAGGTCTCCAGTGTTGACACCTCTGCGGGCGCTGGCGACGCGGGCAAGCTTGTTGCTTTGAACGGGTCCGGTCAGATCGACGGAACCATGATCAGCGGCGGCGGCGTCCTAACGGCCGCGATTGCAAGCACAACGATAGCGGCTGGGGACCTTTGCTATGTCACTAGCACGGGGACTATCGAACTGGCGAAGGCTGACGCTTTGGCTACGCTTGCACAGGGATTTTCTATCGCAGGCGGAACATTTCCAGGGTCAGTCACTATTCAGTTCGCTGGTGAAAACACAGGCGTTTCTGGGTTGACCCCGGTTGGCGGAGTCTTTTATCTGTCCGCCGCAACCGCTGGAAAGATCACCACAACGCCCCCGGCGACGCCGACCAACTATGTTCAGCCGGTAGGCTTCGCGGTGTCCGCGACAGAACTTAGCTTCCACCCGCTGTCTGCGGTTGTCGTAGTCTAAGGCGGCCTGAATGACTACGTCGGGGACCTATGCATACAATCCACCGGCCGGGGAAGTTTTCTCGGCCGCTTTCAGCATGTGCGGTGTTCGACGGCCAGAGTTGACCGTCGAACACATTGCAGACGCCACCTATCAGGCGAACATGCTTATGGTGGATTTCTCAAATAGGAACCCGAACCAGTGGTCTTTGGAAATTCAGTCTATTCCGTTGGTTGCTGGCGTTAATACCTATTCGCTGACGAACAGAACAATCGCGATAGCGGCGGCTTATATAAGTATATCTGTTGGCGGAACGACCAACGATAGGCTTATGGCCCCTATGTCTGCGACTGAATATGCGGCGATCCCGATTAAAAGCCAGCAAGGTTTCCCCAATTCCTATTGGGTTAACCTTGCTATACCTGTCCCAATCATTCACATATACTACACGCCGGATACCGCCTACACCTACACGCTAAATCTGACTACGTTCAGACAAATGCAAGATATCGCCCCGGCGAACGGTCAGACTTTGGACGCGCCGTATAGGTTTCTTGACGCGTTTACAACAGGTCTGGCGGCGCGATTGGCGATCAATTATCCAGATCAGAAGCGGCCAATGCTGCCGAAAGACCTGGAAATGCTCTACGAGAAGCGCGCGGGGTCGGCGGCGGCCCAGGATCAAGAGGACGTAAACCTTTACGTTGTCCCCGGTCTCTATGGCTATTTCAGGTGAGGGACTATGCCCTATCGCCCTCACGGTAAAGCCCTTGTTGATCCGTATGATCCTCGTGCGTTCGCGATCTGTCAGCGCTGTGGATCACTCTACAATTCATACAAACTCAACTGGCAACACCAATGGCTTGGAACAAAACTTCAAAATAAATGGCTTCAAGTCTGTCAGGATTGCACCGACAAACCTTCTGTTTTTTTGCGGCAAATCATACTTCCGCCTGATCCTCCGCCTGTTTACATGCCAGTCACCGAGCCATACGCGATTGATTTCATTAATAACTACACGATATCGGCGCTAATGGCGGCGGTTTCTGGTTCGTCTGTACTGTATTCTTATGGCGCTCATCCAAATGTAACATTTGCCGGGATATCTGGGTCAACCGCTGTTCTTGTTCAAAACTCGCAGGCGTACACTATTACCGCCGCTATGGCGGCGGTGTCGGGAGAAACGGCGAGTGTTGGGGTTGGTAAGACGGTATTTGCGGCCAACGCCGCCGTTTCGGGTGAGACCGGAACAGCGTTGCGCACCGCTCAAATGATCGCCAGCAATGACGCTGTCTCGGGAGAGGCCTCGTCGCTTGTTCTCGGCGCGATCCTTGCGCCAGCCAACGCCGCCGTTTCGGGTGAAACCGCCGCCTTTACAAGCAGTACGCCGTACACCATTACCGCTGCCAATGCGGCTGTTTCTGGCGAGACCGCCGCCCTTGTCCTCGGCGCGGTCTTGACTGCGACTAATGCCGCCGTTTCGGGTGAGACGGGGACAATGTTGCGCACGGCTCAAATGACTGCCGTTAACGCGGCGGTCTCGGGAGAGACCGCCCCTGTCACTCTCGGCGCGGTCCTTGCGCCAGCAAACGCCGCCGTCTCGGGAGAGACCGCCCCTGTCACTCTCGGCGCGGTCCTTGCGCCAGCAAACGCCGCCGTCTCGGGAGAGACCGCCCCTATCGCTCTTGGCGCAGTCCTGGCGGCGGCGAATGCGGCCGTCT